TTTCTGAATGGGCTAATAGAGGTATCAATTATTGGACTGTAACACAAAATACTTTAAATTTAAGTGAAGGTACTAGTTCATATAATTTACCAGCAGGTGTATTAGATTTTTTAGATGTTGTTATTTATGATAGTGCAGATGCCACAAGAACAGACACAATATTAAATAGAGTTACAATATCTGAATATAACCAAATACCAAACAAATCAGATACAGGTAAACCTAATCAATATATGTTAGATAAAGGTAGGCAAACTGGTTCAAATAATATTTATAAGATTTTTGTATGGCAAACACCTGATAAAGATACATATAGATTAAATTATTGGGCAATGACACAATTAGATGATGTTACATTATCTGACCAAGATACAGATATACCATACACATGGTCTGAATGTATTTGTGCAGGATTGGCAAGTAAATTATCTTTAAAATATGCACCAGATAAATATCCACTTTTGAAATCTATATATGATGAGGCTTTTAATTTTGCATCAACTAATGATAGTGATGGTGTTTCTCTCAAGTTACAACCTACAGGATTAAACTTAAGATAATGGCAAGATTTGCATCAGGCAAAAAAGCAAGAGCAATTAGTGATATAAGTGGTTTTGAGGTTAAATATACTCAATTAAAAACCACGTGGGATAATCTTCGTGTTGAAGAAGAAGAATATAGTCCTAAACACCCACAATTAACACCAGCAAGAAATGTTGTTGATGCAACTGCATTATTTAATCCTAGACCTAACAATGACCCAGAAAACGTAGAAATTTTATTAGGTTTTACAAATGATATTTTTGCATCAAGAATTGCAAGGTCACAACAAGGCACAAATATACATGCAATAGGTCAAATTGGACAAGTAGGTATTTCACTTAATGAGCCAATAACAGGATTAGTAGGTACAACTGCTATTGGAACATATGCACCGGCTTTTGTCATAACTGGTGTAAGCGCAACTGGTACAATAAATGATGTTACACCACAAGATCAAATAGATGTTACTCCAACAGGTGTATCTAGTACATTATCA